CCCTATTTCTCCTAACGTGTTGGCAAGTTCTTTTAGGTTTACTGTAGCTTCATTAATTGCAGCAGCTAAAGTTTTATTCAAAGCCACATTACGATTATATGCTTCATTAGTGGCATTGGCCGCAGTCTCTGTAATTCTAAGAGCAATAGAAGTCTTAGAAGTATAATCGTCAAGAATCGCCAAGAATGGCGCAATCTGGAATTTTCCTACTAAGTTTTCTGCAATTTGAAGCTTCCTTGCTTCTGGCAAACTTTGAATGCTTTTCGCTAGGTTTTGAATTAACTCTGTTCCACTTAAGATTTCTCCAGATACATCAGTTATCTGCACTCCCAAGTTTTGCATCGTCTCAAGTTTGTCGATGCTTTGAAGACGAGTAAAAATAGTTTTAAATGAGTTACCAATAACCGCACCTCCTCGGGCGGTTTTCTGCTGGACTGCGGTAATAACACCTACAAGCTCATCCAAACTAACTCCAGCTTGGTTCGCAACTGATGCTGAACGCTTAAGTCCTTCAATGAGGTCTCTTTCAGAAACAGCGGCTTTAACAGAAGCTGCTGAAAGTTTGTTAAGTATTTCTGCACTAGTAACACCAGACTTACTAAAAGAGTTAAGTGCCGCAGTCATTCCAGAAACCGCTTCTGTAGCACCTAACCCAGACAAACGACTCAATATCATTGCGTCATTTAATCTGCTAACAACTTGCTCTGTTTTTAAACCTTGACGGCTTAGTTCTAGAGCAGCATCAGCAACAGTATCAAACGATTGTTCAGTCTCCCTAGCTACTTCGAAAATAGTTTTCTTAAATTTATCCAACTGGCCTCCTGAAGCACCAAGAATAGTGTTGATTTGAGCTAAAGATTTTTCCACCTGAATGGTGGTGGTAACTAAGTCTTTAAATCCTTGGGTTACGGCAGACAAAACCCCCACAGACGCTCCAAATGCCAACACCCTAGCGTTAGCAGCCTCCATGGACTTAGTGAACTGATCGGCCTTACCAGTAATCCTACCTAGTGGCTGAGATAAGCCCTCAATACTTTTGGCGCTTGTCCCTAAATTTATCTTAAGATCTCTACCTGCTTTTTTGGCCGCTGCCTGAATGCTGGCTTCTAATCCTGTTTGAACTGTTGGAACTCTTAATGGCATAACCGTAAACCTTTGCTTTATTTACACAAAGATTTACACATCATGCCCCGCTAATCGCATCATTTGTTTCATATCTAATTTACCTCCATGCTTTTTAGCTTCTTTAGATAGAGA